ACAATTCATTCAATTATAACAAATGTTCCACGTGGAACAATTAGCAGAAACAGCACCAATTGTCAAACAATTCAATCAATTAGAACAGAATATGTTCCACGTGAAACAATTAGCATAAACAGTGCCAATATTCACAAAGTTTATGCAGGAATGAATATACATTATTTAATAAACACTCCACTTGTTAACAATCTCTCTATTGACAACAGAATAAATATGTGATATTATTATATTAGACCACTACCAATGAAGAAAGGAGTTGATGAGATTGAATGAAGTACCTAGACCGAAAAAAAGAATGATTTATAGTTTCAAAGGAACAGTTGCTGAATTAAGAAAAGAATTGCAAGAGTTTAGGGAATTTATGGAAGAGCAGGGACAAAAACTTCTAATTGAAGAATTTAAAAACTTTTAAGGGAGTTGGTATTAATGGGTTTTGAGAAATTCAACAGAGGGTTAAGATTCAATCCAATTAACACAGAAGGTTATGAGTACAGGAAACTTGATGAACTTTATAAAGAGTATGGGAAAGATATGGAATATCCTGTTAGAGCGCTCTATGTTAATAAAACTAAATACGGTGAAAGTGCTGTAGTTGCTACAGATGGATTTTTTATCAATCTCCCTTCCCATACAGTAAATGATGTTAAGAATATTATAGCAGATGATNAATTGGTACAGATGATTAATGATGGTAGGGTATCAATAACTATTTATGAATATTATTCTCATAAGTACAATGGAACATTTTATGGTATAAAGTGGAATGAGAAAGATAATGTAACATTCTAAACAGGAGGGAGGGTATCCTCCCTTCTTTATATAAGGAGGGTTGACAGTGATTGAACAAATTGGCAAATTCTGCTACAACTTCAGAAAAGAAGTTTTAGGACTAACCTTAACAGAGTTTAGCAAAGCTACAGGTGAGAACTTAAAAAATATTCATGCTTTTGAGAAAGGAAGAGCCAACAACATTAAATATTTATATCTTTATTATGATTTAGCTGATGAAGAACAGAAGAAAGAGTTTGCTATAGGCTTGTTTGAAATTATTTAAGGAGGTAGTGTGAAGTGCCTAGAAGAGTGTTAACCGAGTTAGAAAGAAAAACTAGAGAGTTAAAAAGAGAGATACGGAGAAAGGCAAAGATTGCTCATAAGAGATTGAAAAGGTTAGAGCAGAACAATTTAACTAATTTACCTGCATATCAACAATGGGTTAAAGATGGAAAAGTTAGGTTTGGAGTGAAAGGAAAGAGTTATAATGAGTTACAGGTAGAGTTAGCCAGATTGAACAGGTTTTTAGACTCTAAAACTTCGCTAGTTAGGAAAGCTAATGAATATTTGAAAGAAATAGCTGATTTGACAGGTGTTGAATATAAATCAGTTAAAGAATTGCCTAATAAACTAGAAAACTTTTTCCGAATTAGTGAAAAGGTGGAAGAATATTTAAGAAATGTTGAGGGTTCCGCTAGTGCTATTGGGTATCATAAAATATGGGAAGTTGTTAATGAAGTTGTTGAAACTGAAAAAATAGATTTAGAACAGACTGAAGGTGAATTGACTGATGAAATGATTAGGAAAATTGATGAACTGTTAGAGAAGCAATATGAAACAGATTGGGTGCGTTCTGAATTAAATTGGACAACAATCCCTTGATAGGTAGGTGGAAGGCTTGATAAAAAAAACAGGACAGCTTCTAAAGAGAATAGAATTAGAACAGGTTCTAAAAGAACTTTCTGAAATAGAATATACTACTATTAAAACGAATAAGAAAGTTGAGTATATTAATTTAGAAGTTGCTTTTGATATTGAATCAACATCCACATATATAAATCCAGATGAAAAATTTGCTTTTATGTATTTATGGACAATCGGATTTAAGGACTTTAACTATGTTTATCACGGTAGAACTTGGGAGGAATTTATAAAACTAATTCAAGCTTTAAGTATATTTTTCAATTTATCGCCGACTAGAAGATTAGTTATATATGTTCACAATCTAGGGTATGAATTCCAATTCATGAGAAAATACCTTGAATGGGAAGAAGTTTTTTCAGTTGAGTTAAGGAAGCCAATAAAAGCAGTTACTACTTCTGGAATTGAATTTAGGTGTTCTTATATATTAAGTGGATTTTCACTTGATAGATTAGCTAAAAACCTAGTTTCTCATAAAATAGAGAAGTTAACAGGCAATCTAGATTATTCACTAGTGCGTCATAGTGAAACTGTTTTAACAATAGAGGAGATTGACTATGCAATAAATGATGTAGTGATCTTATTATACTATATCAATGAACAGATGAACTATTATAAAAATATTAGTAAAATACCTATGACTAATACAGGAAGAGTTAGGAGGTTTGTTCGTGATAGGTGTTATTATTCTGATGAAAGTCATAAAAAGGCAAGCAAGGGTAAATATTGGAGATATCGCAGGTTGATGGAGGATTTAACTTTAACTCCAGAGGTTTATAAAATGTTAACACGTGCCTTTATGGGAGGATTCACTCATGCTAATGCTAATTATACAGGTAAGATATTGAAGGATGTAACAAGTATAGATTTCACTTCATCATATCCTGCTGTTATGCTTTCAGAACGATTTCCTATGAGCAAAGCAATTCCTACTGAATTAACTAAAGAGAAAGATTTCAATTACTATAGGAAACGGTTCTGCTTATTATTTGATGTTAAATTCACAGGTTTAATTGCTAAAATACCGCAGGATAACTATATAAGTGAAAGTAAATGCTGGAAGTTGGAGGGTGCTTTAATAAACAATGGGAGGGTTCAGAAAGCTGATGTTTTAGCCACAACAATAACAGAGGTTGACTTTGAAATTATTGAACGATGCTATGAGTGGGAGAAGATGGAAGTTGCTAATTTATATAGATTCCATAAAGGTTATTTACCATATGCAATCATTCAAAGTATCATTAAACTATATGAGGATAAAACAATTTTAAAAGGTGTTGAAGGTTCAGAGGTTGAATATTTACTGTCTAAAGGGATGTTAAATTCAGTATATGGTATGTGTGTTACTGCTATTGTGAGAGATGAAATAACATATACAGATGAATGGGAAATAAATCCGCCAGATATTGAGCAACAGATTCAGAATTATAATGTGTCAAAGAATAGATTTCTCTACTATCCTTGGGGAGTATGGGTTACTGCATATGCTAGAAGAAACTTATGGTATGGAATTATAGCAACAGGTGATGATTATGTTTATTCAGATACAGATTCTATTAAATTCTTGAACTATGAAAAGCATAAGCCATTTATTGAAGCATATAACAAAAACCTAATTAGAAAACTTGAGAAAATGTGTTCACTTTACAAGATACCTATTGAAAAGCTGAAACCTAGGACAAAAGAAGGAGTGGAAAAATTTATAGGTTTATGGGAACTTGACGGTCATTATTCCAGATTTAAAACTTTAGGTGCAAAACGTTATTTAGTTGAATATGCTGATACAGGAGAGTTAGAATTAACCGTTGCTGGACTATCTAAAAAAGATGGTTTAGAGTATATGAAAGAAGTTTGCAACAATGATTATTCTAAAGTGTTTGAAATGTTTGATGATGAGTTATACATTCCTGCTGATAGAACAGGGAAGAATACTTATACCTATATTGATTCAGAAAAAGAAAGCATGATTATTGATTATAGAGGGAAGGAGGGAAAAGCAGAAGCAAGAAGTGCAGTTCATTTAGAGAAAGCAGAATTCACTCTATCACTTGCTAGAGAATATGTTAACTTTTTGAATATGTTGAAAGCAGGATATTTATACAGAGGGCAGAAGCATATATAAGGAGGGTTTAAAATGAGTGAGAAGAAAGGGATATTCAGAAAAAACAAGAAGCCAAAGTATTATTCATTAGATAGGATATTGAAACACAATGCTATCTATAATATTATAATTGGAGAAAGAAGTAATGGTAAAACTTATTCTGTTCTAAAGTATGCTATAAATGAATATTTTAATGGTAATGGAGGAGAACTTGCAATTATTCGCAGGTGGCAGGAAGATATTAGAGGACAAAGAGCAAGAGGAATATTTTCAGCTTTAATTGAGAATGGAGAAGTGAAGAAGTTAAGTAAGGGAGAATATGAGGGAATTCATTATTATGGAGGTAAATTCTACTTTTGCAACTATGATGAAAATGGAAAGCCAATATATAACATTGAAACTGATTTATTTGCTCATGCTTTTGCTTTAAGTGCTACAGAGCATAATAAAAGTATATCATTCCCTAGGGTTAAAATCATTCTATTTGATGAATTCCTAACACGTGGAACATACTTGCCAGATGAATTCGTTTTATTCATGAATACAGTAAGTACTATTGTAAGACAANGAAATGACGTTAAGATATTCATGCTAGGAAATACGGTTAACAAATATTGTCCATATTTTGCAGAAATGGGTTTGAATCATGTTCAGAAGATGGAGCAGGGTTCAATTGATGTTTACACCTACGGAAATTCACCTTTAACAGTTGCAGTTGAATACTGTTCATCTTTGAATGTTAGTAAGGATTCAGATATTTACTTCGCCTTCGACAATCCCAAACTAAAGATGATTACAGAAGGAAGCTGGGAATTAGATATATACCCCCACTTGCCTGTTAAGTATGCACCTAAAGATATTATCTTCATTTACTTCATTATATTTGATGGGCAGATATATCAATGTGAAATAGTGGAAAAAGATGGAGAGATGTTCACTTATATTCACGTTAAAACCACTCCACTNCAAGATGAAGATAATGATATTATTTATTCATTAGAACATAGCCACAAAATGAATTGGAATAGAAGCATATATAAGCCAACGAATGAGATTATGAAAAAGATTCTATACTTTTTTCAAGTGGATAAAGTGTTCTATCAAAATAACGAAGTGGGGGATGCAATAAACAATTATCTGAAAATTTGCAGGACAATATAGTTGACAAGATTCTGATAATATGGTATAATAGAATAAAGGAGGATATCCAATGAGTGGATTCTATCACTATGATTTTAGAAATAAGCATGAAAACATTGATAACTTCATTCGATATATGCTAGCAAGAACCTTGCAGATGTTTGAATACAATGGATTGCCTAAAACTATACCACAGAAAGAATTAGAGCGTCTTCTACAGGTTCAAGGCTATGCCTTCATAACAGAACATGAAGGAGAGATTTATGCCTTTTCTGGGAGTCTAGGAGGAAAGCCAGGAGTATATGGAGAACCTAGTGAAATAGTTATATCTAATCCTGCTTTAAATTTTAATAAAACTCTAAACCTAGAAAAAGATGGAGTTTTAATTAATAATGATGATATGCGACAGGGATTGATTCCTCTTATTTCAAAGTATGCAACAATCTTAAATGAAAATGAGATTACAATGATTTTAAGTACTATCAATAGAAGAGTGAACAATCTAATATCTGTCAATGATAGTAATACTGCTGAAAGTGCTAAACAATATTTAAAAGGTTTAGAAGCAGGGAATATAGGATATATTATGGAGAACCGTCTTTACGAATCTTTAAAAACAAAAACAGTTTCAGAAACTAATTCAACTAGATTAGTGGAGTTAATTGAACTTCAACAATATATTAAAGCAAGTTTATATAATGAATTAGGACTTAATTCTAACTTCAACATGAAAAGAGAAAGATTAATCAAGCCAGAGGTAGAGATGAATACTAGCAGTATTTATCCTTTAGTTGATAATATGCTAGAGTGTAGGCAGAAGGCAGTTGATAAAATCAATAAGAAGTATGGAACTTCTATAACAGTTGAATTTGCGTCAAGTTGGGCAGAA